TATTGGACCGGACACAGTTGTTTGTGGTAACATAGATAGTGGATTATACAATAGTGGTGAAGCAACAGCATCATCAAGTGACAAAGGTCCTAGAGTTGATGTATGGGCCGCTGGTACAAATATTATAAGTGCTGGTAATGCTAGTAGTTCAGGCAGATATAATCTGTCAGGAACAAGTATGGCAACTCCGCAAGTGTGTGGAATGAGTGCATTAATATTACAAGCCAATCCAGGTATGACACCTGCACAATTAAGAGCATGGTGGCAAAACAATGCAAAGACAGGACTTCTATATCAAGGTTCGACAAATGAAGGAGATCCAAATACTTTCTTTAGCAACGATAGAAGTTTAATGAACGGTTCAAATAGAATTGCTTACATGCCATTTAGTGGACACAGACCAGTCACGCTTAGTGGTGGAGTCAATATTCAACAAGGTAAATTTGATTAAATAGAATTATAGAAGATGGGAATAGCAATTGGCATATGAAACTTCAAAATTAACAGCGGTACCTTATTTCTACGACAAGCAACTTCGTAGGTATATCCAGCAGTTTATCAGAATATTCGCAGGCTTTCAAGTAGCTATGCACAGTGACGCAGAAGGTAACACTGTTTATCAAACTGCTCCTGTACGCTATGGTGATGTGAGCAGAATGGCGGCTCACATTGTAAGAGAAAACAGTGAAAACATGATACAAACAACTCCGTTTATTAGTTGTCATGTAACAGGACTTGAGACTGCACCAGACAGAAGAACTTTTGCACAGTATGAAGAAACTGTTCCAGTATATGAGAAAAAGTATGATGAATCCTTAGGTAGTTATAGAAATGAACAAGGTAATGCTTACAGTGTTAAAAGACATCAACCAGTACCATATAATCTAACAATGCAAGTTGATATATGGACAAGTAACACTGAACAGAAACTACAATTACTTGAGCAAATACTGGTATTGTTTAATCCAACACTTAATATCCATACCAGTAATAATGCGTTAGATTGGAGTACACTAAGCTATGTAGAACTTATTTCAAGCACTTGGAGTATGAGAGCAATACCTAGTGGTGTTGATGATATTATTGACATTAGTACTCTTACATTTACAATGCCAGTACTTATTAACCCGCCAGCAAAAGTTACCAAACAAACAATTATACATACAATTATTGATAACATCAATGACACAGATGAAGCAGGATTGGCGGCAATAAGATCCGGAAATAGCTATGTCCCATTGTTCACAAGTTATAAAGTTGTCACACTTGATAATTTTAAAATGCGTTTCACAATGAATTCAGCAGGTGAAGGTATAGCTGAACTTCTCAGTCAATCTGGAATCTCAACAGATAGTAATGGTAATTTACTTGAATGGAAAGAAGTTTTCAAACCTTTTGGTGAATTCAGAGATGATATAAGTCAACTAAGACTTAAACAAACAAATAATCCAGGTGACACCACAGGAGATATAATTGGCACTATAAAACTTAGCACAACCAATAAAAATCAACTTGAAGTTACTATGGATACTAATACATTTCCTACAATGACGCAGGATGCTGTGGATGCAGTAATTAATCCACAAACCAATACACCAGGAGATGGAACACTAGCCGCACCAGCTGATGGGCAAAGATATTTGTTGACAGCAGATGTTGCAGGAGGTGCAGGTTGGTTAAGCAGTAATGCTAAAAAGAATGATATAATACAATATAGTGTTGGCACTAATCAATGGAACATAGTTTTCGATGCTAGTGAAAACGGAACAACACAACAATATGTTACTAATACAATCACTTTAGATCGTCTTAAATATAGTGGTGGTACAGATTGGATTAATGCGTTCGAAGGAACATACAATCCTGGATTTTGGCGAATATACCTATAATGATACAAGCAAGCGGATGCTGTTTTCTTGCTCTTGATACGGGCAGAATAATGCTACAACAAAGAAGTAAACGTTCAAGTCATCCATTGACTTGGAGTTTTTGGGGTGGCAAAGGCACCAAAAAAGAAAGACCAATCGAAACACTACTCAGAGAATGCAAAGAAGAGATAGGTCCTTTACCTGACATTGCCAAGGTTCATCCTTTGCATATATTTTTAAGTGACGATAAAAAGTTTACCTATAATACATTTTGTGTAACAGTTTTTGAAGAATTTATACCAACTTGTAATCACGAAAGCAGTGGATACAGCTGGGTAAATGTTAATTGTTGGCCCAAGCCACTACACAGAGGTGCAAGAGTTGTTCTAACAAATAAACAATTAGTAGACAAACTGGTTACTATATATAAGCGTGAAAAAGACCAAACAGACTTACCAAATTGGTTGGATAGTTTTTAATCATCGGACGCTGGTGGGTCTTCTTCCGGTGTAGGAGCAGTAGGCCATACAACATGCCATGGACTTTCAACGTCTTGCTGAGGAACATCTCTTAGTGCTTGTACATATGTGTCTATTTCGGATATGTCATCTGTTGTAGTAATTCCTTGTCTTACTTCACTTTCGTATCTATAAATTTTCCATTCAACTTCTTCTAGCAATTTATCTCTACGCTCTCTGACTCTATTCCATTGTTCTTGATGTTCGTATTCGTCCTTGTCTACAATTTTCCAATCATCACCTGTCCAGGTTAATTTTTGAGCAGAATTACCTCCGGGATCAGATCCTGTACTTTGGCTTGATGCAACAGTTGGAATTGGTGGATCTTCAACTTGTATCCATCCTGCATCATCTAAATCTTCTTGTGTATACAGTTCTCTATTTCTTTTAGTACTGCCATCACTTAATCTTATTCTGTCAGGTAACCAAGTTGGGTAACTTCCTTTTAATGAGTATAGTTTTGTTAAATCAACCATTTGTTTTCTCCTGCCTAACTATTTAACACTTCGTTTTCATCTAGAATAGGCCAATTAATATCAAAAACATCTTTTTGCTCAGTGATTTTTCTCAACTGTTGAGCATACTCATCTAATACTTCGATTTTATCAGTTGTAGTTAACCCTTGTCTAACTTCGCTTTTATATCTGTTCAATCGCCAATCTAATGCTTTAAGATGATCGTCTCTAAGTGTTTTAACTTTTTCCCATTCTTCGTCGCTTTCATATGCATTTTTTTCTCTTATATTCAAAGATAAACTTTCACTAACCCATTCTAATACTTGATTGGCAGTGCTTATAGGAGGCCTATCGACTGCAACATATCCCACAGATTGTAGTATTTCGTTGGTAAAGGTATCAGGATCAGTTACTGTACTGCCATCTTTTAATTTTAATCTGTTGGGAAATCTATCTGGTTCATCATGAAGATAATGACCTAGCACAGGATATGCACCGTTTAATGAATAATATGTATTTTTAACACTCATTGTTTTTCCTTAAAACTTAGTAAACACATAAAACCTGTAGTTTGTAGACACAGCAACACTTCCCCAGTAGAAGTCATTTGCAGAAGAGTCACCTGCGTTTGGATTTTCACATCCATATGCATTAGCCGCACTTTGACTGAGGTATGGCCCGCCGTTGCCGTCTAATCTTGTAAGTCCATTTCTAAAGCCCCATGACCCATCATCACGTGAAAATCTACCAGTTTGGTAGTATCCGTTAGTAGTAGGTTGTTGGTTATCACTGTAAATTGTTGATGTATTTCCGCTGGTATCTTCTACAGTGGTTCCGTTGGCATTTCTTACATGTGTGTATAATTCTCTATCTTGGTTAGGATACCACAAGTTTTTTAACAGTGTGGTACTACTTGTATAATCACGGTACATGGCAACTGCTGTTCCATAAAAAGTACCAGCATTATATCCAGCATAACAAAAATATGGATAACCATTTAGTGTACTGTTAGTGAAACCGTCTGATAACTCCATGTAGTTACTGTTGCTATTCCATAAGTCATATCTAAACCCAGGAACAGTCAACGAGCTATTAAATCCTGGTAATGATTCTGCACAATCATTGTACCCTAATACTGCTATTACAGTGTAACCTAATCCTTGTATTGCATTGACTACAGTTGATACGGAAGTAGTATTTGTATAACTGCTCAGTGTACTGTTAATAGAAGGTAGTTCACTGCCAATACCTACTGGTTCGGGTGTGCCTGTACTAGTATCGTTGATTGTTATCACTGGACTGCTTGCTAACACAGTGGTATTATCTGCAGGTGATAAAACGTTAAACTGAAATGTTTCAGTTTGACCACTTTCTGTGTAGCCATCTGCTACTGCGGTAATCACTTGTGATCCACTACTACCGCTGATGTTCATTGTTCCAGAATTTGGGTTGATGTCATCCTCTTCGGCATCAGCACTTAGAGTTGTATTAAAAAGAAGGTTTCCACTTGTAAAATTTGTCGTAGTAACTGTAAAAGTTACAGAACTGCCTTCGTTTACACTGGTAGTGCTTGCGGACACACTAGCAGTGGGTGTTAGTGAAGTATCATTAACGTTAACATTTGCAAAAGCTAGATAATAGGAAGATAATGAACTAAGATTATAATGAGAAACTCTACCTTGTAATAATTGAGTACCTTCTGTTAAAAAGTCATTTACTAGTGTTGGCCCATTTATATTCACTGTTCCACTGCCGGTGGCGCTACTTGTGAATGAGCCTGATACAGTGCTAACAATATCAGCACTGGTAATATTACCAGCAAGACCACTGTAAGGACTAAAAGCATAAAATATTGCTTCACTAGCAGGTGCTCCGCTGTAGGTAAGTGTACAAGAAGTACTATCACCTTCATTATAACTTGCTTGATTGAATGTTAAGCTGTATGTGCCTTCTGTAATATTGAATGTTTTTTCCCATACTGTACCGTGTATATTTCCTGACAATCTCATGGTAAATGTATTACCAGCGCCAGTGGCGGAGTTACCACTTGCAAGTGTAAACTCAAAAGAAACAAATTGAATAGTTGCGGTGCCTGTGTTTAGATCAACTGGCGGAGTCTGAGAACTGCCTGTTGCATCTCTAAAATAACTAGAGCCACTGCTTATTGATAAAGTGAATATTTCTGATACATAATACCCTTCTAGAGTATACGTAGGTCCAAATCTATCACCTTCTACTAGAGAACTAATGCCGTCATAATTACTGGTTACAATAAGAGTATGAGGATACCCTGTTTTACCGCCAGTTCTACTAGCATAGATATCATACAATTCTGCTATTCCAGAACCGTCGGTTGTAGTTTTTTCTTGTTTATCTCCGATATATCTAAAATTTCTTACTGGCATATTTCTTCCTTATCATTTATTTACTATACTTTTGTAATAAGTTTTACTTTTACGTTATAGTAAAATTAGAAGTAAACTCATTACCGCTGGTAGCAAAAGTACAATTTTGCGTACCTGTTACAGAACTGAGGTTAAAATTAATAGTGGCATAACCATTTGTAAATGTCACAGTTCCTGAAGTAGGAGATATATTAGTTGTGGTTCCTGACAAACTCCAATTATAACTGCTAGACACATTTTGATTTTCAAATAGTTCTAATGTATAGTTGTTGTTGCTATTGATGGTAACCGCTGATACTACATATCGCTGTAGGTGATTTAAAGTTGGAGGATTTGGAGCATTTGGATTAGTAACAGAACTTTCAAAAGTTAAAACAACAGCACCTTGTCCTCCATTTGAATTTGGTCTATTGCCATCTGCACCGCCGCCGCCACCTCCGCCGAAGTTGCCTCCATCACCACCGCCATATGGAAAAGTGTTATCGCCTGCGGTGCCATTCGCGCCGCCTGAACCACCGTTTCCAAAATCAGCGGCACCGATTCCAGCAATACCATTTGAACCTTCGCCTAATATTCCAACGCCGCCTCCGCCGCCACCTCCGTGTCCAGCGGCACCGCCGCCACCTCCGCCGCCGAAGTTGCCTCCATCACCACCGCCATATGGAAAAGTGTTATCGCCTGCGGTGCCATTCGCGCCGCCTGAACCACCGTT